AAAGGGAGTGTATGAGAAAAAGGGGTATCTGATTACACCTAAGAGAGAAGATGTCAAGATTGTGCTGGAGGTATTGTGTGCACTGGCTGAAGTGAAAGGAGAAGGTAAATGACCAAGCAAGAAGAGATAAGGGAAGGGGTAAAAGAGAAATTATGGGAATTTTGGATAGCAACTAAGGAGGACAGTCCGAACTGGATATACAACCCTATTCTTCAAGGTAAGTTTGTTTCGGAAATTCTTAAGTATCTCAGCGAGAACGGAGTAGTAATAAAAGTGGATATAGATTATGGGGGTATGGAGAAATTCCAGTTCGCCTTGCACGGCGATGAAAAAAGGAAGCTGATACATTCTGTAACCGTTAATAATATAAAGTGTGTAGCGGTAGAAAGTCTCATAGAGGAGGTTAAATAGTGGAACTTAATCCTGTAGTAATTCACTGTGTGGGATTGATGGGAATATGGGTATTTCAAGATGGATTAGCTAGTATCTGGTATTATCATAAGAAGGAAACTTGGAGAAGAAATCATAGTTGGCGGTTAGCCAGAATGCTCTTAGGTTTAGGTCTGGTAATAATATCCTCAGTGGCTATAGCGAGGATATAGTTGAACAAGCAAGACCAGATAGGGTTTAATGTATGTGTTGATGCGACAAGGCACATGGAGAAGCACATGGCTGAAGAGGCTTACGAGAATTGTGCTCGTCATGGGAAATGTTATGAGCTTTGTTTTAAGAAACATCAATGTGTAATTCCCATAGTTATCACGTATTACTGGACTAAATTGGCGATGAGGAATTGATGAAACCATACTATCAAGATAATCACATCAGGATATTTTGTAAAGACTGCCGTTCAATGGAGGAGTTGGGGGACGAAAGCGTGCAGATGTGCGTTACTAGTCCCCCTTACTGGGGACTTCGCAAGTATTCTGGTGAGCAGGAATTGATATGGGGTGGAGACTGTCCGCATGAATGGGGTAGTTTGATACCCAATCCTATGAGCAAATCAGGTAAGCACGGTCCCGCTAGTATCTTAACAAAGACGGCAGATGAGCAACATGCAGTTAGAAAGGAAAGCAATCAAGGTAGCTATTGTCAACTATGTTCTGCGTGGCGTGGAAGTTATGGATTAGAGCCACAACCAGATTGCGGGAGACCATTTGTGAAACTCCGAAGTGATTTAACTGAGAAAGAATTGGATTATGCGAAGGGGGAATTAGAGCGATGCGGGTTGCTTTAACTTTGGGCGTGGGTGATTACGCTTTGTCTTATTGTGGCAAGGGAAACATAGAGTCTGCCCATTCGGAATATCATATCGTAGGTCAGGGCGTTCAGCGTAAGGGATTATATGATGAGCTTGAAGTAGAACATTGTGTCCGTTCCCGTTCCTATTGCCACAATCTTGGCAGGTATAATTATCCCTTTCAAGCACTCCATTCACGAAGGCTCGGTATTCAGGGCTTTGAAAATCCTTCTGCCTTGCGGTTGATAAACCTCCCTTCCAATTCGGATGTAACTCACCTTTGCCGTGAGCTAGATTTGCTTTGCCTGCTTCAACAAACTTGGCAATCACTTCGGGAGTTGGGCGTCTGCCTGTCGGTTTACCTGTTAAGGATGCAGAAATCTTGGCTCGCTTCTCTGGGGAACAAGGGATACCAGTTGATGTTGGCTTCCCCTTTCGGCTGGCTGAAATCTTTGCCCTTACTTCGGGTCGCCAAGCAGGATTATCAGTCTTATTTCTTAAAGCTAAATCAGGTCGTTTTCTCATACCTTATTATACCACAAACGGGGGTAGGTTGTAAACCTTAATGAATATAAGACTAGAAAAATCACGAGTACCAGCACACCTAACGAAATACTTTGAGACGGATACTTGCTCGTCCTGTTATGTGTGCCATACCATAGAGATATTAAGGGAGATACGCCGGGTTTTACGCAAGGATGGATGCGTTTTTTTGAACATCGGAGACTCTTATGTGTCTGGCAAGTCTAGGTATTCAAGCAAGCCTCACTCTATAGCAGGTGGCAAGGATAGGGGTGATAACCACAGCCAGAAGCCAGACCAATATTACCATAAGTATCTAAAGCCCAAAGACCTCTGCCTCATACCCTTTAGAGTAGCCATAGCAGCCCAAGAAGATGGTTGGTGGGTGAGGTCAGTAATTATATGGAGCAAGCCCAATCCTATGCCTGAGTCGGTTCACGGCTCGCATTTTATCAGGCATTGTGTTACAATAGAAGAGTATGAGAAGTTGTCAGGTATGCGGTCAACTAAAGGTAGCAACAAAGACGGGTCCGCCGACTTGCCCAGAATGTCGCCGAGCCAAGTATCTGATTGTGAAGAGGCGTTATCGGAACAGTCTCAAAGGACAAGAGACCGAGAAGGCTTACGAACAGAGACCCGAAGTCAAAGAGAACCGCCGTCAAGCCAGCCGTTCACGGCAAGCCAAACAGAGCAAGGGAAGGCACAAACCAACAAAAGAAGAACGGAAGCAACAGAAGAAAGAAGCCAATCAACGCTACTGCAAGACAGTGAAGGGCAAATACAGGAAGCAACGAGACTATGCGAGGCGGAAACAAGCAATAGTAGTAGACCAACCAGTAACAGCAGAGGACTGGCTAGAGATACTGAAAGCTCACAAGAACCGCTGTCATTATTGCCACAAGAGGAAAGTGCTAACGATAGACCATATAATACCAATCAGCAAGGGGGGCAAACATATCAAGATGAACATAGTGCCAGCCTGTCGGAGTTGCAACGCCAAGAAGAAGGACAATCTGGTGATGCTCTTATAGAGTGCCCCGGCTGTCCGAAATGCAAACGATATAATGGCTATATTCGCATAAAAGGTTCAGGCAGACCTACCGAGTCTCACGAATACATCCTTATGCTCACCAAATCAGATGACTACTTTTTTGACACGGATGCGGTGAGAAGGGAATATACCGAACCGTTAAATCGTTGGGGTGGTCCCACATTTAGGGATTCAAGCCATAAGTATATTGAAATGGGCGGACACGATGGTGAGCAGAAATACGGGGCAACAAGTATGTTCCGCAAGGGGCGTCCAGTTAGACCAAATGAAGGTGGGGCTAATATCAGGTCAGTATGGGAGTTCCCCGAAGAGGTTATTGGTGAGGCTCAAGAAGTAGAACCTAAAGAGTTCCGTTATGAGGGACAAGCCACAAAGGATTATAAATCTGCTGGTGCTCAAGACCCATCCGAGACAAAGAGAAGGATATTGAGAGGGCTTAAAACAAAGGGACAGCAAGAAATAGGCAACCAAGAACAACATCACGGGCAGGATATATTCCCTCAAAGTGGTAGCCGTAATCTTAGGTCTGTTTGGCACTTTCCGACCCAACCCTTTCCGCAAGCCCATTTTGCAGTATTCCCTGAGAAGCTACCTGAGTTATGTATTAAGGCAGCCACGCCAGAAGTAGGGTGCTGTAGTAAGTGTGGGGCACCGTGGGAGAGGATAGTTGAGAAGATACCCCAGAATGTTCGTAGCCATAAACTAGCAAAGGGTAAAGTCAAAGATGCCGTTGATGGGAATAATCCTGATATGGCGGTGGGCGGTGGCTTCTCAAGAACGGGAGTTCAGTTTGAGTGGCAGGTTAATACTTTGGGTTGGAAACCTCAATGTAAATGTGGTAAATATACTTGCGTTAATTGTCAAAGTGTGGTATTATATCCTTTTCCTGATAAAAAAACTTGCCCGAACTGTGGCTCGCTAGACTTTAATTTTGAGCCTGCTGATAAAGCCCCATCAATAGTCTTAGACCCCTTCGCTGGAGCAGGCACAACTTTATGGGTAGCTAAGAAGTTAAATCGTAAAGCAATAGGATTTGAGATTTCAGAAGAGTATTGTAACCTTGCCATAGAGAGATGCTCACAACAAGCTATGGGATTAAGTTTATGAAACCATTTTTAATTGCACTGGGTATAGGTGGTATGATATATTTAGTTAGGTCTGGGTGATTGAATGAACGATGAAGCAAGTGATTTTCGGGAGAAGTGTCCCATACTGGTAATGCCAAATGCGGGGAAGGAGAGAGTGCTTGAGTGTATCAACTGTCCTGTAAGAACGTGCATTGATGATATTAGGTTGACGAATAAACCAATTCTCCCTACTTTCCTTAAAGAAGTTAATGCGACCATAGCTGAACTAGAGGATATTAAGGATTATATTAAAGAGAAGATGAAACAGGAGGATTGATGGAACCTGAAATACAACCCAATGACTTAGAGGAGAGGCTGAAAACAACGAGAAACAGGTGTGATATAGCACTCCTTTTAATTGAGCATAATCCTGAGCTATTGCCCACTATATTGGAGGATATGTTCTATGGGGTGCAAGAGATACTACGATTATATTGTATTAAGGGTTAAGTATGTGCTATTATTAGAGAAAGGAGGAAGGTATGTTAAAAAATGTTTCAGCTGAGAAAGAAGTAAGGGTTTGTGATGAATGCGGGAGTGAAATTATTTCATTTTGGAAATGCGGTTACTGTGAGAAGGAGTTGTGCCAGTTTTGCACAGCTTTTGTTACTTGCTTGAAAAAGGATATTGTAAGAGGGCATACACTCGTTTGGAAATATCGTAAAGCAATGTGCCAAGCTCATTTACCAATAGAACTCGATTGGAGCGACATTAAGGAATGATAGATTTACCCGATAAGGCGAAAGTTCCACACGAAGAAGTAGAGGAAGGTGGTAAGAAAACATACTGGCATCCAGGCTATATGGTAAAGAGGTGCGAGACTTGTAATAGGGAGTTTGTATGTAGCGTGCAATCGCTAGTTACCTTTTGTGGTTATAAAGATTGTGGAAAGGAAGGTGAAAATGATGAAAAAAGAAGCATTGTGCCCAGTATGTAATGGTAAGGGAGTAGTTTATGGTATAGCCGAAGGGGGAATGTATCCTTCAACGCCTTGTCATGGTTGTGCTGAATGGGGTAGCAGGGGTTGGATAGTAATTCCAGTGGAAGATACTATTAACTTGGAGTATGAATTGACTGGGCGAGATTTAGGGAAAGATTGGACTGATAAATGTCCTGCTTGTGGTGGCGATAGATACGCTCCTGTTCTAGCTGGTTGCCCTAAAGGAGAGGTCTCAGCTAATTGCGGAGAGAAATAAACTTTACAAGAAAATAGCTGAGGCTATGGAGGTCTTGGTAGATGAGTAGGATTGAAGTAAAACAGCCCATCGTGCATACCCCCTCTTTCAAAGAATATAAAATCGCTGGCTCTGAATTAAAGAAAAAGTATGAGGGGTTAGGTATTAAGGTATGGCCAATGTCATACTATTGGTATTATCATACTGATGCTGAGGGATGGGCGAAATTGTTACTTCATCTAGTAATAAAGTCTAACCTCTATGTTGCTGATAGAAGGACTTGTGCTTGGTATGCTAAAAAAGCCACTGTTCTTTGTAATGAACTCTATAAACTTAATACTCTGCCTGAGACGTGGGGTGGCTCGCCTTTAGGATACCACGCCTTCAATACCTTCTGGACAGGGGACTCCATAATGATACTTGAGCCTAATGAGGGGTTTGATGATGGCGATAACTACCAAGATATTTGGGGTGCTCTTGACGATGATATAGTTTTTGCACTGGGCGATAATGGATACAAGCCAGATAACGTGTTTTTATAGGAGGTAAAATAGTGGGTAACGATTTAAGAGATGTGCTAATTGAACAGGGGCAGTATAGAGATGTTTGGTATATCAACAAAGATGGTACAGCAGAAGAAAGGCGTTGCTTAGTAGTTCCTGCCATAGCAGTTGAGCCACTGATAGAGGAGGTAGAATAATGAATTCAAAGCGTTGGTTTCATAGTTGGACATTGTGGGCGATGGGGTTGACATTCATTGGGAGTATAATCTCAGGAATTACTGGCGAGGATTGGCTTGATGGTGAGATGCAATTAACGATACTCTCCATTGTTGGTATTATTTTGAGATTGAAAACTGGGCAAGGCTTGACGAAGTAACTTTACCACCACCCCTGAACTTTAGTTACTATAGCACTAATTATTATGGCGAAAAGTCCGCCTACCATTCCCTTTGAGTCTTTTCGCCATGCTGTGTTTTTGGTAACATCCTTCTTGACATTATTAAGGCAGTCTTTAATGGTTTTAACATCTCCAGCCATCCCCTTATCCTCAGTGCCTGCCACGCCATAAATAGATTGATGCACTTGCCTTATAAGTTTATCTCGCTCTTGTAGTTTCATTAGCTTAATGTCACCTTTTGCAAGAGTAATCTAAATCGCCGTTCAACTTTTCCACTTATCTCATCTTTAGTTAAATAGCTGAACGGCTTTGTGGGGAGAAAGCGAACATAGATTGTAGTGCCATCAATATCATAGAAAGTAACAGGCCACGTAGCGGTGTTCTTTGCCTCTTCTAAAGTTGCTTTAATCACTCCAGCATCGGTATCCCTGTCGTGCCCCCCGTCATTCAGCGTTATGTTATCAGCACACCTTACCTCACAGTAGATTATATCTCTTCTTGTGGGATACAGAATTCCTCTGCAATCATAGCCGTATAGTATCGGGGTAGTAGTAGCACTATTAGTTGTAGCGGTAATCTTGAAGCGTATCATAGTGCTTACGGGGTTTGCTCCACTTACATCATCTACTGGGATATAATTCGTTGTAGTCGGTGAGGTCTTGAATGCCCCGATAGTTGTCCAGTTTGTGCTTCCTTTGAGTTGATATTCCACAGTGAAATAAATATTAGCTGTCGTGCCACTCATTGTGAGAGTCATCTTGATAAATGCTTTAGAGTCCCCCTTGAAGTTAGCGTGCATCCACGGGGTTACAAAGTATTGGCTGGAGTCGGTAGCAAAGGAACGGTTAGCGTCAGTGGCTATACTACCGTAACTTGTTGGTAATGGAATGTAATATAAACTATCACCAGCAAGGGTGGAAGCTATCCATAGTCTTTTCTGATAGACACTAGAAACGAACATTGTTTCTACGCCATCCAAAGTAAGTTCAGCGTGAGGATGCCAGACCCAAGAGGTCGTGCCGTTTATGGTTTCCCTGCGACCTGCCATTATTTCTATCTTTGTGCCGTTGCCCAAAGCAACAAGTAAATACCTCTCATCACCAGCTACTGCCTGAACATCACCAGCAAAGGCGGATAGGTTGGTGCAGTAATCAGACGGATTTAGCCAGGTAAAAGTTCCATCAAGATACTCTAATAGGGCTGCCTTATAGGGCATATAGAGACCACCCAGCCACTCAACGGTATTCTTACCACCAGTGGAATTAGTGAGATGCTTTGTAGCTTCAGTCAGTTTATCTACATTACCCGAACTATCTAAATAAAAGGGTCTATCCTCTTTCATAATATAGAGGGCGTTTTCTACATCTAAGACATTAGTTATATTATTAAAGCTGGTATCTACTATGGTCTGAGCTGTCCAAGCCACAGCCCCACCATTTTGGGGGGTTGTCGTTGACCTGATAGTATTAACCGTATCCGAGCCATACATAGTATCCGCAGTTAAGTGAACCATCTTGAGGAATTTCATTGAGTTGTTGGCTAGAGTATTTTCAGTAAAGGCTTCGGCGGTAGTCATCTCCCAATAAGCATTTGAATAACCCAACTCAATATAAAGTTTGCTATCACTGAATACTTCAAGGTCGGTAATTGTAACAGGGAATGTTTTAACTAAATCAAAACCAGTGCCTCCAGCATTTAATTTGCCTAAATACAAACCAAAAGAAGCATAAAGCTTATCATTGAATTCAGCAATGGCTATTGTTGTTCCTACTGCTGGCGGGTCAAAGTAAAGATTTACTTCATTCAAATAAACAGTGTTTATTGCTCCAGTAGCTAAAATTCTTATTCTTACTTTACTAACTCCATAAGTAGCCCCTAAACTCTTTTCATACCATAGAGATCCTATATCAGTGCCTTGATAAACATCGTGCCACCCTCCGTTATAATAGGCATCTACATCAATTTGGTCGCCTAACTGTGCCCAGTAACGCACTGAACTAGTAGGTTGAGGAGTTATCGTTAATTCAATAAACTTAGACCAAGTGCTTACCCCTGGTGTGCTCGTAGCATAAGTAGCAGTATTGGTATCATAGGCATTGGTTCCACTTGTCCACGCAGCATCGGGGTCAACAAATCCAGTTGGACTTACCCAGGCAGCGGAAGGAGCAGTAGGTTTAGTTAAAGTTGTTGGCTTATAACTACATATCGCCATACCCCTATTACGCAAGTCCATATTATAGGACTCGTAATATCTTTCGGGGTCGCTTTCATCGTAAGTTTCTAATCCAAACCCAGACCTCCAGGAGTCCTGACCAATCCTGAATTCCTTCTCTGGAATTAAAGCGTCATAACCAGCTTCTGTAGTTTGTTGTCGAGCTAGGTATTCATCGTCAAAAGTTTGGTAAATCGGGGTTTTATTCTTATCACAGGCAAGTATAAAACCTACTTTTGTAGTGCCATCCTGTTTCAAGATACCGAAGTCGTGTTTTGATTTTTGAAAACTCATTTTATAACACTCGAACTTTCATCGTTCCGCTTGGTCTTGGCATACCATGAGTAGCCTTCAGCGTCTGATACTTATAATAATGCTTTGCTGCCTGTTGCTCAGTATGACTCCTATCCTCGCTAGATACCTCCGCACTTTCTATGGTTAAGAGGTAATAAGCAGCATACTCGGTAAGTATATTTAACCTCTGCCCATCAAGGCTAATGGTCAGGGCAAGGGCAGCAGCTTCTGTAGTGCCAGTTAAATCTTCTAAGGGTTTATTCCCTATCAGCCTTATCTGTCTTTCAGCACCATATAAGTAGGGGAGATAAAGATACTTGTATGTGCCGTCATCTATAATGTCGTAGCCAAAAACCCTCTCCCAATATCTGGGTAGAATATCATCACAAGCATCATCGGAGTAACCTGAAGTCTGAATATAGACTTTTAATAGTGAGCCATTATAGAAGTCATCGGGTAATAGATATTCCCTTATGTCTCTACCCGTTACCCGTGCTGCGTCAAAGTAGCAGGTTGCATCTTTGGTATGAACCCTGAAGCGGAGTTGAATTTCTACTATGTCATCGTTAATATCTTGGTCTTCTAATTCTAATAATGTCCACTTACTCGCAGGACAGGTGGTAGTTGAGTTGAGGGTTTGCTCCGTGCCATCCGCCTGAATTGTGTAAATCGTAAGAAAGGCATCATCGGCAACTGAGGGGTAAGCCCAGCACTTGAAATCTATATCTTTATCCATTAAATCAAGCAGTCTGGGGTAATCTTTGGAAGTGATAGACATATAGCCGTCAGCAGCACTAGCGGTAACTAAGGCTGAGGATGTTCCTCTCTGCCCACGATATAATCCAGCAGTAGTTGTCTGGGCAGCCGTCGCACTGGTTACACTGTAGAAATCAGGGTAGCTTGAGCTTGCCCAATCCTCAAAATGCGAGTTGGGTAGTATATTGCCAGTGATTAAAGTTCTATCGTCAAGTGGAAGAAAGAGATTAGGATAAACCTCCTTAATAGCTTCTATAATAGCTCGTTTTCTGTTCCCCCACTTATAAGGGCATAATCTGAAGTTAGCCTTCTCAGACGCAGCTTCGGCTGTCCAAGCACTAAGAACAGTAAGCGTGCTTGTGCCGTCATCATTACTAACCAGTCTCTCCTCTCCGATGTTAGCTTCGTCTTCAATAGAAACCCACCAATCATTGAAGTGGTCAGCAGTAGAGCGGTGCTTCTGCAGATGCGTTGATACTAAGCTGGTGGAAGCAGCTAGAGCAGTGGTAACTGGATGACGATACCTCCAGTAGCCCAGAGTTTCCAATAGTTTTTGGTCAAGACTCAATAGTGTAGTAGCCATCTAACACCTCAATTAAATTATTTAAGTTTTTTTGTCAATTATTTGTTGAGCTTGATAAAGTAATTGTTCCAACTGTTGTTGTATAGCTTCAGGGGTAAAAGGCACAAGGTTTAAGTGCCTTCTATCAAGGTAACCCAATTCAGGAACTTCAAACTTATAAGTAGCCAAAATCTTCATTGGAACTTCTTCACCATCTCGTGTATAAGCAGGGTGAATCTCAATCCCATTTAATGTTTTCTTTACTGTAACGTTCATTGTTTATCTTACCTCCTTATGTTCCGCTTGTAACGATTCCATTAGCCACTGTTACACTTGTGAATGTTCCCGTTGCACCTGCAGCCCCGCCCACTGTATAGGCATCAGCTTCGCAACTTGTGCCTACATCGCAAGCACCACTCATAGTCAAGGTCGTTCCAGTTAGCCCTCCGTTCAACCAGAGGTCGCCATCTACATCAACTATGAAAAGTGTTGCTACAGCATTCCCAGTATAGGCTTTAATCCCAAGCACATTCCCATTAGCAGTAACGTTGGCGATAGTGTTAGAGCCATTATGTTCCTCAATAAAAAACTCAACGAGAGACCTGCCACTGGTTGACTTAGTCGTGCTTGCCTGTCCCCCAGAGGCTTGGATACCTAGCACAGTCGTTAAACCAACATCATCTTCTCCAACCCCTTTTATAGTTAGTCCACCTAAATTTGCATCTGATTTTTGGAAACTTCCGTAGCTATCTGTTTCCATCCACGCAGTTCTGCCATGAGCTATATCCGAACTCTTGAAAGCTAGAATTATGTTATCAGCCGCACCTTGATTGATAGTAAGCCCTAAAGTTACATTGGCATTGGCAGTATCACCGATATAAACCGTTCCAAGATTACTTAGTGCTTGTGCCCCACCAGCTACTGCACCACCTAGTGTAATAGCACCAAGAGTAAGCGTACTTGTGCTAGATATAGTAACAGCTTGCTGGAAGGCGAAAGCACCTGTAGCGTAATCAAGAACTTTAGTGCCTGCGATATAGACATCTGCCGAAGCACCAGAAGCTGCCATTAAAGCCGTATCACCAGTAGAGCCATCAGCCCAGAAAGCGGTATGCGAGTTACCCGCCTTGCTGACAAGTATAGCAATATCACCATCGTTTGTGATGTTGGCAATAAGTAATGAATTTGCTGCTGTGCCTAGAGTATCTGCTGTACCCTCAATAACATTTGTTAGCAAAGCATCAGCAGCCAACCCTGCCGTATTGAGAACGAGAACCCCATCATTGTCTGTACCCAAAGTTAAGAGAATGTTATCGCTAACTTCAGGCATAGTTGAAGATGCTAATCTTGCAGTTGCCTCTGAAGCACCGCTAAGGTTTCCACTATTCATTATTTAAACCTCCCATCTCTTAGTGTAGCCACATTGACTACTAGGTTAGCTGTTCCTGCATCTGTGAGTGCTTCTACACACCCTATCCCGCCTATCTCACCATGATTTATTCTTTCCTCAAGTGTCTGCCCTGATAAAAGTTCACCGTAAGCAGTGCTCCTGTTAGCAGCTACCATGCTATTAAAGGTAATCGCTGTATCAGTTAGTGCCACAGACACACTCCAGCGTGTCCAGTAAAGAGGAACATCAGAGTAATAGGTTTTGGTTGTCATGGTGGGGTATAAGTTGACTATACTTTCTGGCTTCCATGTAGCAGGCACTGCCCAGTAAACTAGACCATCTTGAGCAAATACCATAGTAGAGAATGTCCCATCCGTATCACTGGCATCAGCCCATGCACCATTCCAATAGTGAACATTAAGTGTGGCTGTTCCAGCAGCGTTAGTGCCATCAACGTCAATGTAAACACCCCTGAACGGCAGATGCGAACCTACTAAAAGAAAGTCACCATCGGTAAGAGCACCAAGAACTGAGACATCAACATCTGTAGAGGTACTCGCATCCTGTGCAGCATTGCTGTAATCCGTTGGCGTAGTAATCATATTATCGGTTGTCTTTAATACGACCAGCCAAGGATTAAGTATTACCCTTGCCACCACCGCAGTTGAAAAGTTGCGTGGTGTTATGAAAATATGGTTTGATTTGAGGGGCAACTGTATATAAGTTGCCGTTGTGGTGAGTGCAGTCCCACCAGAAGCGGTGGAAGCTGCCCTAAATTCACCAAGTTGTCCTGCTACTGTTTCTGTAGTCATTTTCTCCTCCTTGTGATACCCTTCACTGTCCATCACTCAACTTTTAAGTGAGGAGGTTTATTAAAGGGTTCTATTTATTTTTTCTTATCTTTATCACTTACATATAATGGTGGTTTCTTTTCAGCCTTACCCATAACAAGCTGTCGCTGAAACTCACGGTCTTCTTGTTTTTCCCTCTCTATTCTTTCTTCCTCAATAGCTGACCATTCTACCTTATGACGCTTCTGCATGTGCCGTCTTACATGAAACGATGATAAAAGATTGTCTTTCGGGCAAACAGGGAATCCCATATCATCATAGTGTTGTCGATTTGGGGCTTTCTCATGCAACATACACGGGAGAGTCCCAACTTGAGGAGTAACTTTAGGCTTAATCGTAGTGAATACAAAACGACCATCATTATCCTTTAACTGTAGCTTTCGTGGTAGCATATTATTGTTGCATTTACTACGGTCTCCCGTCTTCTGATTATAGATGTAAACATAGCCAGCACTTTCCATCTTTATAGCTACCATTGGAGGTACTGTATCGTCACCTTTATGCTCTATCCGATTTCGAGCCATGTCGCCAGGTTCATCTGCTTCCTCAGTATCTCTTACCATTTCTTCATTCATTGTAGTATTTTCAGTTGTTGTATCCTGTACCATTGTGTCCTCCTTAACTATTTTCCCTTTTTAGTTAGTTCCCGTTTCTTATGCGATTTACCCCAACTAAGTCCAGTAAATCAATGGGTTTCTCTATCCTCATCTCGTTAGCCATTTCCCTTAACTCGTTCACTGTGTGCTCCATGTAACTCGGTATGCGAATCTGACAATGCTTAAACTTCTTAGCATCCCCCAAATTCTGCCGATACTCTGCTTGCTTCCCATCTCGTATCACATGAATGATTTGATACCTGCACCACTTCCTACCATTCGGCTTTATCTCATTCATCTCGTATAAACCGAGTGCTTTCTCATCACCTAGTATGTAGGTCGTTCCTAGTATCATCTTACTCCGCATTCTTGGCATAGAGTGGTGCACCACCCCACACCAAGTAGAGGGTAATCCTGCCATCTCTGACAGGCTATTCAACCTCTATAAACTTCTCCAACGCCATCAAAACAGATGCCTCAATCTCTAAAGGCTTCTCTATAATAGCCTCGCACTTTTCGCATTTTGCGATTACCTTTTCTGGGAGCTTTACCTTATCAAAAACCACTTCAACTTCCTGATTCATAAGTTCCTGAAATTCCTCAGCAAACTTTGAGAAGTTCTCATCTTCAGGGTCAACTCTTAATTGCCCCTTCTGCTTAATGTCTTCCTTGCCATAAGTCCTTACCAAGCCGTTCCGAACATCCTCAATTATCTTGAGTTGCTCATTCAGCTTGTTAGCCATTCTGGCTAGAGCAAGGCTAGACTTGACTGGCAACTTCACCTCAAGCAGTTTCTTCAGTGGCTCTGCACTAGCAAATATCTCCCCATTGTTAAGTTTCATACATTACCCTCCTTTCTTTTTGGTAGCTGATTAAGGCTCAACTACCGAAGCCTATCAATCTTAGAATGTCTTTGCTGTATTTAGCCCAATGTAGTAGGCAGTCCCCGCAATTCTAATTTTTAGAACGTGGGTGAAGTCTACAGCCCCAGCTGCTACTGTCTCAGCTTCAAAGATACCACCTGCTGTATCGGTGATGCCTGAGCCAAGCTCAAATAAGTATCCGTTCGTGTTCAGTGTGGTCTTGCCAGTAGAGTCAGTGCCAGCGATATTCATATACAGGAAGGATGTAGCCGTTCCACTGCTCACAGCAGAGTTAGCTACGAGTTCACTTTCAAGTGGAGCATAAGTCCCAGATGTAGTGCCAACGGACAAAAGTATCTCGGCACAAACAGCAGACCCCAGCCCCGTTGTCCTGCCCGAAGCTCCATACTCAGTGTATCCCTTCAATGCGTTAGACCAACTACCGAGAGCTACATCGGTATAGAGATGGAATCTAGCTCGCCCACCAACACCATTAGCAGCCGTCATGATTGACTTCATATATATTGGCTCAACACTATTAGAAGTATCAGCTGAAGCCGAGGTGCTGTAAACCTCAATAGCATGGTTAGCGTAGGTAGTAAGAGTCATTGAGGTTGTAGAGTTGCCTAGCCCTAGACCGTCCTCCATCTGGCTCATTACTGCATATCGGGTGTTAGCCTCTATTAAACATTTGAGTGTCTGTGAGTGTAACGAGGCAAACTTACCCGCAGCAGGTGTTATCCCTGTGCCAATCTGGAACAGGTAGCCATTGGTATCAAAGGTGCTTGCAGCAGTCCCAGTAGCGTTACAGTACAAGAATGAAGTTGCTGTCCCTGTGAGACCATTCGTATTTATCACTATTTCGCTTTCAAGTGGTGCGTATGTTCCTGACGATGTTCCTGCTGATAGAAGTATCTCGGCATTGACAGCAGAACCTAATCCAGTAGTTCTGCCAGATGTGCCATATACCACATAGCCCTTAATAGCGTTTGAGTAACTACCAAGAGCAGCATTAACTGTCAGGTCTACTTCCCAAGGTCTCCCAGTAGCAGCAGCAGTTGCCCAAGTAGATGCAACTGCAACGGCTTGACCAGTATTGGTTATAGTTACGTCCCCATTATTAAAGTTGATTACACCACCACTAGCCAAAAACAGGTCAGACCACATATAGGTTGATGTCCCCAGTGCATTGCTGTCTGTAGTTGTCGGATATGTAGCATCAGAACCGAAGGTAACTTCTCCTGTTCCCGCTACAGTTATATACGCACCAGATGTAGTAAAGTAACCAGCCTCAACTCCGTCTACATAAACGGATAGTTTACTGTTGGCTTCATCCCAATGCCAACCACGTTTTATTCCACTTGTATTTGCCATTTTATTCTCTCCTTAGATGCAGAAAGGTCTGCACCTGAATCTAAGTTTTTGTGGGGGATTTTCAGGCTCCCCCGAACCTTCTAAATTGTTTTTAACTTCTTCCACCTTCAACGTAGATGTAATCAACATCCACTATCTTTGCAGCCGCCTCACCCTGTGCCTCTAATGCGATTATGGGTGTGCAAGCAACCGATGCAGTTATGGCATTGTCAACATGACCTTCATACTTTCCGTTAATGAAGAAGTCAGCATGCCCATCCGCACTTACCGCAACCCTTAGTGTCTGGTATGTTCCCGCTACAGGTGCTATAGTAGTATCAACCTCAGTAGCATCGTTATCTGCCTTAACACCAACGCAATACCATGTATCATTAGTGGAGGCGGTGTCATACATGAAGCCAACCGCATCAGTAGCCGTTGTGGTTAATGCAGCCGCCAACATCTCAATAGGCATCTCAACTATAGTGCTCGCTGCCAGAACATCAGTGAACCCCACAAAAAGGGTTCTAAGGGTAATAGCGGTAACATTCTTTAGCCGTGCTTCCATAATCATTCCACCATCGGAAGCCTTCCAGTTGAGTTGATAAGTCAGGGCAATCCTGTCACCATCTGTCTGGTCGTCAGTTGTTATCCTTAATACACCATTGACCGCAGCCGTTATAGCCGTAGACCCACCAGACCCACCAGTCTCTGCACCAGTTGAGTATTGGTCTGCAATCACATCACCTAAGAAGTCATCAAAAAGTTTTACTTTTCCAAATCCAGTATCTGTCGCCATTTTTCACCTTCTCCTTTAATTAGTTATTACGCAACCCTAATTCCTAGGAGCGTTCTTAACTTGTGGAGCTAGTTTTGAAAGTTCAGCCTCCAACTGCCGAATTCGTTTCTCGTAGGGTTCAAAGGCTTGTTTAAGATTATGGCATTTTCTAGGCTTTGCTTCCAAGTTCTCAAGGCGGTTATCGTCTCTGATACCATTGAGGTGATGAACGAGCCACCCTTTTGGCAATTCGCCGTTAGCTTTTTCCCAAACAATGATATGCTCTGCTTGATAGCGATGTTTCTTGCCTTGTCTCGGATGTAAGATGTAAATATAGCCCTCGTTATGAGTTCGCCCACCTTTCCAGTTTGGGTTGTTCTCTCCCAGATTGGACTCCACTCTAGACTTGTTATCGCAGAGATGACATCGTGTTGACCTTCTAATGATTGACTTCCCACAATCAGCACATTTTGCTGGATGAAGCCTTTCATAACGCTGAAGTTTCTCCCTATCTTTGATAACTCGGCATAGTGAACACCACTTTGCATCAGACCGCTTTGCCTCAAACTCTCCGCCACACTCTTGGCACAATAAGGTTGACATACTACACCTCCTATATAGTTAGTATAGCATATCGGTTTCGTTGTGTCAAGTATTTTAGCCATAATCCTTCCTATTCTATTACACCAACCCTATGATGTGGGAGCTGTTGCATCACTAAAAATTTCAACACCCCAAGTATCCAAGCGTTCGCCATAGGCATACTCATCATAAACGAATATGTCAGTGGCTCCGCCACCAATGTTTTCCTTTCTTACTGGTACCGCTCTTGGTGCTCTACCTTGAACCATAACAATCGCTTCCTGTGCAAAGACTCCACCTTTGGCTTCATTGCTACTTATACTAATGTTGCCATCAGGATAAAGCTGTGCACCAGCTATCATGCCTCTAAAACCTTCAGTAAAGACACGAGCTGTAAGCCCCTCGCCTATAGGGTAAGTCCCAACACCCGCTATGATTTCATCCTCAATGTCTCTAATTTGATAAGGATGCAAAACACATCGGAAAGGCGGGTTTCCTGGCTCGGTAGCATTACCCTGTATGATTGCCATTCCAGCCGAGATATGTCCGCTAGTTAAGGTTGAACTGCCCGACCCAGGATGCGAGTTGCTAAAACCATCCAAAACAGTAATGCCATCTTCGTCTTTCTTGCGTTGAATTGCGTTCTGTGCAAGAGAACCAATTTTAGCATACGCATTTTTAGATATGCGTGCAGCTACCCTATCAGTAATGCGGGTCTGAATACCCACAACTGTAGGCGTAATAGAAAACAGGGTATCAGTAATTTGTTGTGGGTTTTCCAATTCAGTAGTCTCAGTGATTGATTGAGCCGTGAGTTGAGCCATTGAAACTTCGTTCCAAGTAAGACCCATACCCTCACCCAACGTCTGCTTTTCTACTAATTGAGGCATAACCCCTTCATGCTCTCTAACAATCCTTGCATTAAAAATTATCGTTGGTAAACTATCAGCAAGGCTGAGAGTAGTTGTATTTCCACTTGCCATTTTATCCTCCTATTTGTAACTTATCTCTGATGCTCTTTGCTCTCTTTAGATTGTCAGGTGTCATCTCAAGTTCCCCACTGCCAATCTTGAGCACAAAGTCTTCATCACTTAATCCTCTTCCAGAGGGCATCCCAGTTTCAGTTTTAAGCAATCCGCTTTCCTCCATCCATTTCCGCTTCTCTTCCTCAAGGCGTTTATTGAACTTTACGTCAGCATCTTCCTTAGTAGATTTTGAAGTAGATTCAGCCTTGCTAATCTTTTCCTCGGCTTTATCTATTCTCCCCAACATTAAGAGGTTTTCCACCTTCTCAAGTCCATCATCATCATCCTTGAAAACTTCCTTAGCACGAATATAAATAGCATCGGCTTTGCGGTTATATTCGTCTTGTTGTGCCTTCGCTTCAGTTCGCTTTCTCTTCTCTGCTTGCTCTTTTTCAATTTGGTCGTATTTGCCGAGTAAACTACGCTTCTCCTCATCTGGCAAATCACCCAAACTTTCATTTCCCTGCATAGCAACTAAGATACGCAACCTTTCATCGAGGTCATCAAGTCGAGTATTAAGTTGGGATTGCTTTCTAATGTCTTCCTCTTTTTTAGTAATCGTTTGGTGTGCAGTTCTTAATCCCTTCTCGGTCTGTTCTAGTTTAACTTTTATATCCCCAAGCTCGGCTCGAACTACCTCCAATTCATTTTCTGGGGTAGAAATCTCCTCGATTGTAGTTTCCTTCCCCTCGGTTTCGTCTGACATTATATCCTCCTTTTTTTTGTGGGAGCGTAGTCCTCTAAACGAAGAAACGGGGGTAACTTCGCATAGCCTGAACTACGCCCCCGTTTTCTTATAGCCCTATTTAATTTTTAATGTTCTACTTCTTATTATATCATACCCCTATTGCTGAGTGTAAAACATTTGATAGTATCTTTCGACCTCTGGATTGGTAACTCGCATCTGCTTTCTAACCTTTGATATGAGCCTATTTAATCTCTGCTCCTGCCATTTTGTTTTAGGCTTACCAAGAAGTTTTATTGCCTTATCTTCAACCTGCCAGTATGGTTTTAACACTTCCTTTGCCTTTTGTAGTTCTTGGAAAAGAGACGGGTAATCAGCATACTTTTCATTCCGATATTCAAGGGCACGCTCAAAGTCATCATCTCCATACTTGCGCTTTAATCCTTCCAGAAACTCATTATAGGCGTCAAAGTTAAATATGCCAAACTCATCTTCAAACATACCAGAAAAGGTAGCTCGTATAAGCTCGTCAGAGGCTAATTCCCATCGGTATTCCCTATTGACTTCTCTTGGCTCTTCTACCTTTTTTAGTATCTCAGCGTAGCGAGGATTACGGTTAATATGGTCTAATGTAGCACCATAGCCAGTGTTGGCATCTGCAACGGCTTCCTTAAAATCAAAGCCAGTTATCAAACCAGCATCATAGGCTTTCTGTGCGTTCTCAATGGCTTCTTGGTGTAAAAATCGGGCATCATCTTGGTCTCTACCATGCTCCAACCAAGCAACTCTATCGGCTCGCCCCTGCCGTGTCATCCTCTCTTCTATCTCTTCCTGAAATTTCGTAACTTCAGGGGTTTGATCAATTCTTCTCTTTTGTAGTAAATCAAGTTGGTCATAAGGTATTCCATGCTCCTCTTGTGCCAATCTATCCTTAGTCTCTTCTTGTAATTCCCATGCCCCTTTAGGGAATGTCCGCAAGCCAGATAGCTCCCCAATAAAAACAGCAGGGTTACGATGCTCTGGTTCTAGGATAGCTCTCTGCATAGCAATGGGTAATGCCTTTTCCGCCAGAAACTTGCCCCATGAAGTGGCATCTTCCAATGGCTCACCAAAGAAATTCTTTTGCTCAATAGCAGCCCCCACAGCAAATCCAGTTAATACCGAAGACCGAGAAAACATAAACTTGACAAACGGATTATCAAATCGGCTAAGACTGGTAAAATCCATTCTCTTTTCAGGGTCAGCCGCCGTGCCAATAACATTAGCCTGCAACCTCATTAGAGAATAAAGGATACCGCCAATACCGAGGTGGCTGTCTCCTATCTTGATTGTCATAAAAGTAGGTGAGTTTATATTCAAGTCAGGTTTCTGTCCTAGAGCGGTACAAGCCCCATAATAATAGGTCATACCCGCAGCCATCAAAGACCCTAATCCCTTACGAGCTTCAGCTCCAGCAATTCCACCTCTCATTATATCAGCGACATAAGACATTCCCGCTCTGGTATATCTTGGAGCAAAAAACACAAAAGCACTCTCAAAGTCTGTCTGCCCCCTACCCATACCTAGTGCTTCCATTGACATTACACCCGTCATGCGGTCAATGCTGCGGACTAATTCCCTACCAGCAGCAACGTCAAGAACTCCATTTGGCTGGAGGGCTTTAACTCTCAACGCTTCCCACATATAATTACGAGTAGCTTCACCATAACCAGAGAAGGCTATTTCAGCACGCCCATAGGTTTCTTGTATTCCCCTTCTAAGCCCAGCACCAATTTTAGGTGCTTTTTCTGCTGCCCTCTGCACAGGAGCTAGTGCTTCAAAGAACTCAAAAGTAGAACGAGACCCGCCAAGTGTCCATCTCTCGGCAGCTAACGCCCTGACCTTCGGCTGTATCATATACTGGAAGAAGTCATCGGGCTTTACAAAGAAGCGGAATTGTTTTGCAACACCACTAGCCCACGCCACAGGATTTCTACCCAACACAGCTAACCCCTGAATGAATGGGGCAGAAAAGTCCAATGCAGCTACTGCCAGCCTACCAACTCCTGATACCTGAGCCATATCTCTAAGCCACTTGCTACTCTGCTTGCCCATTTGAGCTTCAGCAAGTTTCACAACTTCGGCATCAAATATCCTATTTCTAAAAGCAGGATGCCTTTGAAACTTAGCCAGCCTATAAAATATCTGTCCAGTTGCTTCTCTATAAGGTTGAGCTAATTTTCTATACTGCTGTTTTAGTGGGGTTAATTCTGTTTTAGTAGCTTTTAATAACTCGTCAGCTTCCTGCCTGACTGTTTTCAACGCATCGTCAACAAACTCTTTGCGTGATTGATAAACTGCCTTATAGGCTTGTCTTATAGCCTTATTAGTTGTAGTGTTGGTTAGGTTCAAAGACCGCACCATATCATCTATTTCACGAGCCAATATCTTACCTTTTTGTCTGTTAAATTGCCCCATTATTATCTTGAGACTTCGGGCATTTATCTTCGTCTCCTTCCCTATTGTGCGGGCAAGAGCATCCATGAGCTTTGTCGCTTCTTTCGGGGAGATAGAAAAGGCCTGTTCAATCCTCTCCATGGCTTCAGGCATACCCCGCCTGATTTTAGAGACGACAGCACCTGGGATAGAATCACCACGATAACCTTTTAATGTTTTAAGAGTTTTAATTAAATAAGATGCCGACCCAGCTTGTGTTCCCAGTTGAGCCATCTTTTCAATTAGTTGAGGTTCTATAAGAGACACCATCTCAGGAATGGTTAATCCCAACTTCCTGACTTCATCATCAAACCTCTTAGTGGCTATATTCTTAAAGTAGTGGTCTATTGTGGCTGCGATACTTTTTAGTGGGTCTCTACCATACCTGACCCCCGCTGTAATACCTTCCTCCATTGTATTGTAGTGCCGAGCCATCTCAAACCGAGCACCATACTCACTTGCCTCATATACAGTCCTATCACCTATGGTAACTTCCTTACCCTCAACCATCCTGTGGAAAAAAGGCTTCTTTGGAATGCCTTCTTTAGTAGTCAGTTCAGCTAACTCATCAAGTATCTTCCTGCCTTCCCTGACGATAGCCTCAGCTTGTGTAGTCGTATAAGTATAGAGGTCTGGGTTCTCAAATACCTCAGATAACCCCTTGCCTAAAGTATTCCCCTCTTCTGGCATAGCTGTCATTACCCTGCCGACATCATCAACTTGTAACGCTTTAGTAACATCACCACGAGAAGCCAATGCCTGCATTCTTGGTAATTGAAGACCCTTATAGCCATGCCTCATATCCCGTATGATAGCTTGATTGACAATCTCCCGCCTCACCACATCAGTTACTGGAACTCTAACACCTACTTTATTTACAACGACCAATCTCTGAGTAGCAATATCCATAGCAGGATAGACCTCACCCACATTACGAGCAAAAGCAGACTCGCCCCCAACCGCTTTTACAACACCACCAATGACGCGTTTGTTTTCAGCCCAATGAGCAATGTTTCTAAACCAATTCTGCTTATAACCTGCATTAAGAACCTCTTTAGCTGGTAATTCTAATGCTTCCCCAACCCTCATTGCTCTAGCAAGTTTCTCCCCTGTAGCCATAGCCTTTGCCCCTTTTATCCAAGTAAACCACGGCATCCACCATAAAGGCATAGAAAATTCAGCTACTCCCTTTACATAAGTAGGGGCTTTCCAAGCTTCGTATTCCCGCTTTTGATGCTCAAACCAATTCTCTCCCTTTTGCCAGGGTAAAGATGGCGAGAATGGGGCAGTTATAATAGCTGCCCAAGGTTTTTCCAGTTTCTCATGAATAAATTCAAAGGCTGGAGCCACTTTCTCAAGTCCTTTGGGTAAAAGGGGAACTTTGCTTAAAGCTCCACCTATTCTAGGCTCAACTGCTTGCTCCCACCATTCTTTAGGTTGCTCATACCAAGGAACTTCTCTCTCTCCAAGCGAAATAGGTGGCACAGCAGGAGGTTCTGCCGTAGGAGCTTGCGGTATTGTCCACTTTGCAGTTGTGGGTGGTATGGTTGGAGCAAAGGGTTGATAGGTAGGAGTTTCAACTTCAGGTATTTGTGGTCTGGGTGGACGCCATTGAGGCGGTTCAACCATAGGAGTTTCGCTTTCTATAGTTGTAGGCTCTTCACGCTTCCTGAGTTCCTCAAGCCTTGCTTCTTCCTCAGCTATGCTATCTAAAAGAGTTCTGGTTTTGGGTATCCAACCTACTGGCATAATTACTCCTTAAATAGAAGTCATTGTCTGGTGGGTGTCCAGCTTGTGCGACCTACACCACCAGGAGCAGTTGGTCTCATCATTTCCATCTGACCTAGTATATTGCGGTAAGTTCCCACACCACCCATCCACTCAGCTAGCCCACCGAACTTCTGTTGCGTTGCCCAAGGCGTTTGCCCCCACTGCTGAAGACTTGGCGTTGTAAGTTGCATCTTCTGGCTTATCGGTTGCCCAGCTTCCCCCCTAGTTACAAACGGGGATAACTCTTCAGGTAATGGCGGAGTAGTAGGTCTTCCAACTTGAGGAGACCAATACCCTGTTTCCATACCCTCTTTAGCTATTCTTTGCTGCTCTTGAATTGCGGGGTCGTGTGTTTTGTGTTGCCAATCTAACAACTTTTGTTCATCTTGAACCAGTTTAGTTAAAGTTTTAGCTCTTTTATATTCAACTGGTTCTTCTCCTGTGATAAACCCACTTTCTCCAGAAATCCAAGAACCTGCTGTTTCAAAGGCTTTTAAGGCAGCAGCTTCGTGCTCCTTAATCAAACCCTCAGTTCTAGTTATTTCAGCTAAGGCTGACAATGCGTTTTCTTGGCGGGTAGGTGGAGTTGGCTGCCAGGGTGATGGCATATTTCTCGCCTGCCATAACTTCACCCAGTTTATCGGCCCACCAGCCATCAGGTCTCGTTCTAAGAGAGCTATATCCCTTTCATATTCCTCTCTTGAGATGCCAGTGGGGCCAGTAGGTTGACGCATCTGCCACGCCAATTGCTGTTCTTCTAAGGTTTGCCCTCTCTCCCATTGGGCTTGTGATACTCCAAATCGCCTTCTACTTTCCTCAGCTTCCATTAAGGCTTGTTCTTTTAACCACTGTTGGTATTCAGACATTGGCTCAATAGGAAAACCATCATCTTCACGGGTTATTTGCCATCGCCCACCTGTATATTCACCAGTAGGAGACCACTCAGACCATTCCCACTTCATACCTTCAGGTGGAGTTATTCCAGGTGCACCAAGTTCCTTTGATTTAATGGCTTCCTCATAAGGTAAGGGATATTTAGCTACTGCCCCTGTCGGTGTCGGTGTAGGTGTCGAAGGTTGAGTATATTGGTCATACAGCCTAGATAAATTTCCTTGAACATAATTCCGTAAAATAGGGGAATTTATGCTTAGATGTTCCAACCCATATACCATCTCCATTCCCCCAGGTAAACTTGATTCAAGCCACTTCCAGAATTCCTCTGGATAACTACCAAAGCCACCTCCACGAATTGTTTTCCAAGCCCAAGACCGTCTTATATCTGGCATTATCTTGCCCTCCTCTGTTTTAATGCTTCCATCTCATCCCGCCAACCCACCGCTGCCTCCAACCCCTGAGTATTGGCTATCTGCTCAAATTTCTCATAACCCATATTTTCATATTCGTAAAGAGCTTCATCATTCGATACAGGCTCTTTATCAAAAGGATTAGTCCCTTTGAATTCTTTAGCCATTTTATCGGACACACGCTCAATACGGTTGAGCATCTTATCCATAATTCTATCATATCTATTCTTACGCATTAGCTGTTCTCCTACCCCCTCTCTGATATTCTGACTGCTCTAATCCTTCTGGCGATTGAATATTACCAGTTCTCGGCTCTCCACCCTGTGAACCGAATTGAGCACCAAGAGGGAATTGCTTAATCTTCTTTTCCAACTCCATTCTCCTCGCTCTTAACGCTTCTAAATCCTCAGACATACCCGACTTTTCCGCAGCCCTTACCTGCATCAACTCGGCAATATCTGGGCTTTGGAACATATAACGTTCAGCTAATATTTGGTCAATTTCATCATCCGCTTCATCTTGAGTTAATCCTTGATAATTAACTAAATTACTACGCAAACTCAACTGCCCCATTTGAACCATAGTGCGTCCCGACAAAGACTTTCTATCGGCTTCTATGGGGTCTTTCTCTTTGAGTTCTACTTCAATATCAAACTCAGCTTCTAGAAGTTCCTTGCTTATATCACTCGGCTTCAATGTCGGTACAGTTTTATAAATTGACCACGCCATTTTAAGAGCAGTTGCCCACGCATTTTCAGTATTCTCGATTACAGTATCATACCGCTTCATTGCTGATAGCGAAGATAAGTCCTGCTGCCTACCACTTGAACCCGATGGGAAACCCGCCATTGTAAACGGATACCTCTGCATAAGTTCAGCTTTAACATTCGCATAGCTGATATACATTTCAGGCGGAGGTGCAAGGTATTTATCATCCACGAATGTTGTCCCCGCAGGAACATTCTCTAAAACATTAGCCGCATAAGCTCCCCACTCAAACTCCTTAAACTGCTCTTTGTTAATCTCACCTGGCGTGAATAAGGTCTTTGGTTTATGAGCAAATATATTCTCAATACTGGCAATGTTACTCCCCTTTATACATTCCTCCTTGAGTTTATCCCGTGAGAAACGAATATCGCTAACTATTAGATTAGCTAACTCACCATCAGGGGAACGCCTCCCAAACCCAGAATACTTACGGACAAAGGGCACAAAGCCATAAATATTTGGTTGAATACCACCACTTAATACTGGCTCATCATCCGCCTCGAAATAAACAGAATCCTTATCCCAGTATTCAAACCACTTAACTTTCTCTTTACTACCAATACCTACCCCCTTCGGGTTTCTCCAAGAAGGATAGCGAACTATAACATCCTGCGGTTGTCTCTCGTAAATAATAATCACCCTGTTAGGAATCCCTGCATTCGGCTCCCATCCACAATTATCCTCTTCGGGTGAGCCATAGATAACCATTGGGTCAGGGACAAGAAATAAAACAGGTAACCCACGCCTATCAAAAGCTGGCTCCCCGTTCTTATCTTTCCCTACAGTGTTAGTAACCCACATCTCGTTATGACAGAGTTTAAGGTAACTCTCCCCACGACCCAATTCATTCTTTACATATTCCTTAAAGGGGTTAGGATTTTGAAGGCGTAAAATTGGAATCCACTCCTGATTGATTATTCGGCTAATCTTGTTGGCGAGGTCGGCCTTCCCCTTTCTCATATAGATAGATGCTTGCGGGTTAGAGGTTACAATTTGCTCTGCCGATGAGTTTACTATCTCATTCCCAAGACCAGACCTTAAAGGTTTGTGCGGAGACTTTATCTCTGGAACCAAAAAACTATCATTGATATAACCTAAATCTTCTCCCTGTTCCTTTCGTGTCTGAAGATAAAGCTCCTCATAATGCGTTTTGAACTTCTTTATCTTATCAATTGTTATCATGTAACCTCCGACTATCCCTTATATTTGAAATGAAAGCCACCTATGTTACCCGTTGTAACATATTTCCTCAGATGCCATACTCTAGCCCAAGCATCGATATAATCGTCATGCCCTCCTCTTGGCTTCTGCGGGTCTGCCCCCTCTGGCACGATAAATTGATTAAATTCATCAAGACATTCCTTACTGTGCGGTATTATTTGTCCTAACCTGACTGCCTCCTCCAAGTCCCAAATGACAACATCCCATAATGATTTGCTTGTCCACCAACCCTTTTTACCACTGGTAGTATCAAGCGTGAATGGGCGTTTGTTTACATTAAGCGAAGGGCATATATTGGGAGTATTAAGCTCCTTTAATTTAGTAGCTACAATTCCCCCTGCCCCACCTGGCCCCGACTCATAGCCATTAAAAGCATTATTATATAATCTAACTAAATCATCGTGTATCTGAGCACATAAGTCGGCGGGTGTCTTCCCATGAGATTCCGCTACTTCTTCCCCAGTTCTAGCGTCCATTACTATTATAGCATGAGGGTCTTCCTTCCCCTCAGATGGATCATTAAATAAACAATATCTAGTACCCACTACAGGTAGTCTATAGAGCCTTACCACACCACTATATTTAGTGGATAGTTCATGTTCTATAGGTTCTTTAATATCCTGATACATCTGAGCCAAATCGCCAAAGAACTTGCGTGTTTGTAGAGTTGTCAGCATATCATCTTCGGTGGCTGGGTACTCGCCCTCCCTCTGCCATGATGCCATGCCATTAGTTTCGCTCTCATACCATTCCTGAGTCCTGCCAGGACGAATAAACCAGGGTAGAAATATATTGAAAAAGCCATTCTCCCCAGACCGAGCTTGGGCATACAGAGTCTTAAAAAACGTGCCCATCTTTAACTTATCCGCAGTGGATAACCCAATGAACTGCCCGCCAGCACTTATAGTGGGTCTGAGAGCACCATAGTTGGGTTCAGCATAAGGATGTTTCTCCCACTCGTCACATACTACAATACTTGCATCAGTGGAACGACCAGCATCCTCAGTTGAGGGAAGTGATTTAATTTCCCCCCTTGTAGATGGAAACGCAATATGACCTCGCTGGTCAGGATTACGTGACTCTTTGAGAAAGTCGGGTAAATTGTCATCTATGAACTTGCACTTGTCAACAAGGTCGAAGGCTTCATCTTCCCTGTAGGATAGCATTAAAACTTTAGCATTTTGGAAAAACTTCGCCTTCCAAAGACAATAAGCCGTTACCAACCAAGATATTCCTAGCTGGCGTGCCTTGCCTATGACGATAAACCGATGAGCAAGAAAGTGCTTGGCTAACCAAACAAGATAAGCCCAAGACTCCCACTTAATCGTTTGGAGCTTGGCTCTGTCCTGTATCCAAACATAATTCTGGAGGAAGTACAGAAAGCTCCTCTTGCACTTCCTCCACTCGGTAACCGCCGTCTCTAAGCTCTCTCTCTGCTCTAAGTGAGGCTCTTGCAATAAGACTGCCATCTATCTTTAATGTCGTCTCCTGTTTCTCTATTAGCATTCCTAACATCCGTATGGCTAAATCTTTGTCTTTGGCAGACGCATCTTTCAACATCGCATCCCCATAAACTTTGCGGGCAAGAGCTAACTTCTCATCACCTGTTATAACAGTTATATTCCGACCAGTAATATCCTTCCTCCGCTCTGGTGGCTCTTTCCCATCAAGTCTTTCCCACGCATCTGTTACTGTTTGTTTTAATTCCTGTTTGTGATTTTCAACTTCCCTCTTGGTAAGTGCCTTCTTCTCAGCATTATATTGCCCCTCCAATCTGTAAAAGGTCGGCTTCTGGATTGCGTATCTTTTAAGAAATTGGGGTAAGGCTAATCTCTGTTCTATAGGAGTATTAAGATAACCGTATATAAGTGTCTTTCGATTATTAGTTCCATATTTGTTTCCCATTTATTTCTTCTTTTTCCTCGAAGGCACCCACCCATGAGCTACCCCACGAAGTAAATTCGCCTGCTCCTCAGCTTTCTCTTTGGTCGTCTCCTTAGCAGATACCTTCCCCCCATGCGTGACCCTGTACCCATCTACTTTTTTAATCTTTACTGGACTCATTGGTAATACCCCCTTTCTTTCTATTATACCATAGCCCCCTATAATCGGTAACTTTACATAACCACCAACTGTTTGAAATGTAATTTGTTGGTTCAAGGTTAAACTATAAGGCTCTTCAGCAATTCCCACCAGCTAAGGCTTCGTAGTTGGCACTACAGGCAAAAGGGTTATTTGAAGCTAGTTACTTGACAATAACACTACACAAGGTATATAGTGCGACCCAACAGGCACGAATTGAAGCTAGACTGGTGCCTTTGCGTGTTGGGTGGTGGTTTAACACAGTTGAAGTTAAGACGTGGTTAATCCTGGTGAGGTGATGGTTTAATAACTACAAAGCTGACTACCCAAAGCTAACGCCATCAGAGTTAAGGGATTACATTACCGTCGGCATCCAGGTCAGGGATAACAGTTTCAATTAACCTATTCCCTTGCCTGACCATCACCCTATCGCCAATCTTGTGTATAGTGGGGTTATACAGGGGCACTACCGGATTAACTGATTTAGGTGATAGGCCTACTATACGATTGCCTTGCATAACTAGACCAGAGATAGATGTAACGCCCTGTAACGCCTTACTCTCTCACGTGTAGCCTCTCTCTGCTTTTCCTTATCTCTATATGCCACGCCTACATTATAGCATATGATAGAAATTAGAACTGATGTCTTACTGTAGGATGAATAACTAGGGGTGTTGCTTGGGGGTAGTGATAGTTTAGTATTAAGATGGTCTGAGGCACAGCCCGTTTCAACTACTTATGAGCTAGGTTTTCTTATTATGGTATGTCGGTTACCACGAGAGCATTGACAACACAAGTTCATAGCACCGGTCCATATTGCTATAGTATTCTTAAAGACTCTTGAAAGGGGCTACCTTTATTTTATCATACATCTGGCTCTTTGTCAAGTAGAACATTTGTGCTAACTTCATAAAGATTTCATAAAGAAGTCAAAAATAGTATCCGATAAAGCATTATTGCTTTTGTATATGTGTTATGGTATAATTAAGCAAGGAGGACAATATGATAACTAAAACTGATTTAGCCTATATTGCTGGATTGTTAGATGGCGAAGGCACAATCTCTATTTCCAATCAATTTTATATGGCAGTTAGAATACGAAATACTGATAAAGAAGCAATGCATTGGCTTAAGGGTATATTTCCGCTGGCTCGCCTCTATACAATTATGCCCCGGCAACCAACCCACAAAACAAGTTATTCCCTTGAATTATCAGGCGACAATGCTTCTGACCTACTTAAACACTTATTACCCTTTTTGAGAATTAAAAAACGTCAAGCTCTTCTGGCAATCCATTTTATCAATGAACGCCATTTAAGAGCACCCAGACCTGGTCATAAATTACATCATTCAGTTATTGCCAAGCGGAAGCAATACTACATAGAGATGAAACAGTTAAATTCTTAACACGTAAGCGTGTAGTTCAAATTAGGTAGTATCGTTGAGCAATTCGTTAAAAATAGTAACCTGATACAGTTTGAGAGACTTGCTAGGCATCACGCTTTGGTGTGAGTTCCTGTAACTTGCTGTCAGTCAAGTTGGTAGCTATTGCGTGACAGGGGTAGCCGGTATATGATGGTGGTATCAAAGGAAAGGAGCAAGGGAATGAGGAAGGAATGCCCGGAGTGCGGAAGGATGGTGTACCAGTTATTTGTAAAGCAAGCACCGGCCAATATATTAACAATGGCAGATAGAGTCGCTTGTGGCTATTGCCTAAATAACCTTTGGGCAATCAATGAAGAAAAGGAACAAGCAGGTAAGGAGGTAAGGAAATGACAACTTGGCATAAGGAAATACCCAAAGCAATAGATGGTATTTGCGTAGATTGCAAAAAGTTTTATGAGTGCTTTATCCGAGAAGCTGCAGAGAATGAACGCAATAGTCATGTAGTAGAATGCGGGCAATTTGAGGAAAGCCGAAACTAGCTCTTAACCGGGCTAGTCTGACCGAGTTGACATCTCGGCACTGACGAAGGCAAGTCAGACAATCAAAGGAAAGGGGGCAAGGACGATGATAACAGAGCTACAAAAAAGGTTGGGCGTAACAAGCGAGTTTATCGATAAGGATAACCACAAGTATTGGATGACTGATAGATGTCAGTTGATAGACCCGGATATAGCTGGCTCTCCAATGCCAGAGTTATTGGCTAATCTCATCCATAAGTCAATATCGCCAAGCGAGATGATATATCTCATTCAGATAGGGCTTGGTGTGTATGATGAGCACGGCAACCGCTTACCAATGAGAGTTGGATTGCCAACCGATGTCCCTAGACCTAAAACATATAAGCTCTTCCGAGATGCGCTGACTTGGCTAGAAAGCAACTATTTAGGTGGCTGGTTTTATGCAGTTGATAAAATCTGGAAGGAAGCTAAAACCGAGTACTAGTCCCTCTATACAGTGGGGAAGTGCAAGTCCCCACTAATAGGGAGATTAGCACCTTAACAACTGAATAGAATCTTACCCGCCTCGCCTTGCTAAATAAAATAAACAGGAGTAGCAACGATGAAACTGTATAGCTGGATTGGGAATGAACGAGGCACAGGGAAAACGCAAGGTGGAAACAAAGTCATAGAGTTTGGCTTAGACTATGAGGAGAACGGACAGGATTGGAAATGTAATACCTCTGAACACGAACTCCACCTCAAGTACATGCTAGACGAAAATGGCAAACCAGTAATCTATATCTGGGGCAATAAAAACTATCAGGTCATAGATAGAAGGTAACATTGCACTGGCAAGGCGGGGGAGGTAAGATTCTATTCACAGCACCTTAACAACTGATAGATTAGGGGGTAGCACTTCCCAAGAGTCTCAACACAGTTGAATTTTGTGAGGGTATGAAAAATGACCCCACTACTGGACGACACCGAGTGAAGGGCAATCTACCCCCTGTCTAGCACCTTAACAATAGAATAGACTGAACACCCGGACACTAGCTGGACCTAAGACACTTACAAGCTGGTTAAGGGTTAGTAGGCAAAAAGTCCTTACTCCGTAGGAGTGCTTGAGCACTACTAAAATATGGAGGGATAAAGTGATAAGCTGGGAAGAACTAAAGCCAACGCTTGATGAAGTCCTAGAGGATTGTGAACAGTGTGTCGCTTGTTGCACGCCACTAACACGGGAGACCGCTTGGGTATTAGATAACATACATGATAAGCGACATTATTGCTACCAACACGCACCAGAGGATGCTATCCGGGTAAAAGACTTAATGAGACCACTAAAAGCTCTGGCATAATACTACACGGGAGGTTTGAGCCTCCCTACGGAGTAAGGACAACGCTGATACCTCGTTGACTGGGCGGGTAGGAAAGGAAGTAACTATGCGACTAATCAACAAAACGAAGCATAGCACCATAGGGCTTAGGGTTATGCTCTATGCCCTGGCTGCTCAAGCCAATATCTCAACAAGAGGTGTAACAGTAGAAGTCAGGCGGGGTTCTCGAAACTTGCACGGAGTTTGTTACCAGTATGAGAAGCGGATTATTCTCTGGTTACTCAACTCTAGCAAGACGCAAGATATATCATTCATCTGGTTGCATGAACTAGCACACCTGACCCCCCGCAATATGAAGCTAGGTGCTAGCGGACACAGCATTAAAGCACAAAGACAGGCAGATGCAGTCGCCGAGAAGATACTTGGGATAACACATAAAGACCTAAAATGGCATGAGAAGTCTTGGAGAACTAGGCAGCATCCCAAATATCCCACAAAGAAACTAGCATTGGCAAATCATCCCGACCCTGAGGACAAATACCCGGCTTGGCGTTTTAGACTTATTAAAACCAGACATGAGGGTAAAAAGTGGTGGGTCTGGCAAGAGAAGTTGAAGTAAAATCTAATTTACCCGCTCAGTCACAGGGGTATCAGCTAACTCAGTGAGCTGCCTTGCTAAATAAAATTAGTGAGGTGAAAGTATGGTAATGGGAATGAATGTGAGAACCTATATTTATGTCAGGCCCGAAGATGGCAAATGTGTCCATCAACAAGCGTGTGGGGCAATTATGGGTGAGGAATACGAACACGATGAACTTGACTGGCAACCACCAGATGATTGGCCGTATGAGGTCAAGGATTTACGCAAAGAGTAATTAGCACTAGCAAGGCGGTTCACTAAGTAGGCTGATACAATTACCCACTAATATAAAGGAGGTAAGGAAATGAAGTGTGTGATTTGTTTGACCAAGGAGACGGGAGATAAAGTAGTATGCAAGGATTGTTTTGAAAAGGATAAAGAGGAAGCTATACAAGCAATGATGGATGTCATACTCTACGAGAGACCCTATCAGAGGGAGGCAAGGCAATGAAAACTAGAGACGAAGCATTTCAGGAATACCAAGAGACAATGGATAAAATAGACGAGGACAATAACAGGAAACGAGCAGAGGCAAAGCTCATACTCAACGAACATTTGGCAACTATCAGGGCTTCACTCCACAAGGAATTGAAAGCTGTCCGTGATTTACAACAATCAAAAGGAAGGTGAAAATATGCCTGATGAAAGAATGATGGAATGCCCTTACTGTAGCCTGATATTCTGGATTACAGAAGAGGAGCAATATGACAACGAAACCTTTGAGTGTCATCATTGTAGAGAGGCTAACGCCGGATGCACAGACGCCGACGACTATGGCGTGCTAATTGGAGAAAGAGAGGTTTAACTGCTTAATAAAATAAAGGAGGAGTGAAATGGGTTTCTGGTCTAAAGAAACTAAAGCAAAAGTTAGAGTAACGGCAAAACTACGACGGATTGGAGTTTTAACAAAGCTAGCAGATGACGACCTCAAGGATACCTGTGATGTTCGTGCTGAGTGGCTACAAGAAGCATTAGCAGCAGCAAAGGAGAAAGGCATTAAATTTACTATAAGTTCTGAAGGTGATGTGTTCTTTGCAGAGCTTGATACGATGAAGCTATGAGGGGCTAAGCCCCTCTAGGGGGATACTACACTAATAAGAGGAGGTAAGGAGAGAATGGTAAGAACAATAACATATAGTTGCGATAATCCTGAATGCCGGCTAATATCAACAAACCCTGATAAATGCCCCTTCTGTGGATGCAAAGAATTGAGCGTTTATGAGGACTATGAGGAGGAGTAATGCCATCAACACAAACACTATTGAAAGCCTATGGGAATATACCCATTCCTGACCGAATTGATGAAATGTCTTATCAAGAAGCATTTGACCGAGAACTTGACAGGTATTCCATAAGGCAAGCCTTAATGCGTCTTTATGAAAGGGATGTTGAAACAATTAAAGAAGATAGAGGGAGTTAGCCTCCCCATAGGGAGAGAAAATCAGGAGGTTATATGCTAAGACTAATAACAGATAAAAAGAGGAAAGAGGAAAACCACAAGTTCTATGATGAGGGATTAAACAGGGGATATGCGTTAGGGCGTATGATGGACCGAGCAGAAGCCACTAACCGGGGATTTATTATAGGAAGCAAAGTAAATAAAGAGCTTGAGGATATTCTCAAGCAGGAGAAATTTTAAGGAGGTAAGGAGTAATGGAAGTAATTAAGTGGGCGAGTGGTAAGGGTCTGAAACTAATCCTATCACGAAAAGAGGCAGAGGATTTACAAGAAGTGGTACGCCTTGCACTGGGGTCATATGTCAGGGAAGCCGAAAGTGATTTCTTTGAAATAGAAATAGAGAGGGAGTTAGCCTCCCCATAGGGGGGAGTGAAAGGAGCCAATGAAACGGCAATTATACCAATGTCAACAAGCTAAGGCAATATACGACTATAAGATTGAGGAATGCCGAATTACTTGCGTTGCAGGACACCGATTATTTAGCGGTAGTATGGACGGCACAGTAAATATCAGGTGTCTGAGAAGAGGCGAACCACTAGAATATCAGGCGTGCCAAACCTGTGAGAGCTATGATTGCAACGGAGCACCTATCCCAAAATCAGAGCGTGGCTGGTATAACTTGGAGAAAACTGAAGCAAAGTAAAGCATTAAAGAGCAAACAAGAGCTATAAAGACCTGTAATTACCTGTCAATAAACTTGTCAAGATATAGCCAATAGGCATAAAATTAAGTAAAGGAGGGATAAATTTAATAGCTGGTGTCCTGAGAGGCTGAAAAAAGCCAGAGGCGAAAGTCATATCGGTTATGGTTGGAATGCTTTTACTTAATCCTGAACAGGCAGTGTTGAAATACCGAGCCAGCAATCTTGCCTACCCTTGAAAAAGTGGTAGGCGTTAGGTTCTGCGGGGTATGGCTAATAAATGATATGGTGGAATTCGAAAGGAACCCCAGACCAGCCCCGCAGGACATTAAATAAGTGAGGTTTAGAATGTTAAGAAAACTTAGTCAGCAAGAGCAGGAAACTATAATCACTTTTAACCAGGCAGATAAAGAGGCTTTTATATTTACATATTCCAAAGTCTGGCAGAAACACCTTGAAGATAAGCTCGGATTGAAGCCAGTAATGGACAACAGATATGGGGGTAAAGAATATGAGCTACCCAAGAGCAGAATTAAGCCACCAAGAGCACCTAGAAAGTTATCTGCTTCGGCTAGAAAAAAACTAGGCGACAGGTTACGCCAGACCCGTGTTACAAAACTGGAAAATAGCAGAACTAATAGAACACAGTAAATAAAGTTGTCAATAAGGTATGGTATAATAGAACTATGGGGAAATATGATAATATGCGTAAGCACTCTCGTAACAAAATGATTGCAGAGTATCGGTATTCCCATCCCGAACTTAGCTTGCAAGAACTAGCAAGCCTGTTTAACATTTCCAAGCAAAGAGTCTGGGCGATACTAAAAGCGCATCAAGGGAAATCAGTTAATGGAGGCAACAAAACATAAATTAGGCGTACCTTTTAAGGATAGATTGGGTTATATACAAGTATCAATAGACCGAAATCACCCATACGCAGGAATGGTAAATTGGAGAGAGCGTTCAAATCAAGTTGCAGTAGCCGAGCACCGCCTTATAATGGCAAAACATTTAGGCAGATGTCTTGAGTGCTGGGAAGTAGTCCACCATAAGAATGGAATCAAAGACGATAATAGAGTAGAAAATTTAGAGGTTGAGAGAAAAGGTGAACATACAAGGATGCACAATAAAGGATACCAAGATGGATTTAATACTGGATATAGAGAAGGTTTATTCAAAGCAAGTGTTATCTTAGTATTAATATCTAGCGTGCTTTTAACGTCCCAAAACACAGTTCCTGTGCAGAAATCAGGAGCTAGAAAGTAAAAGCAATAGTAGGATACCTTGTATAAGGGGGAACAACAAAAATGTCCACTAGATTAAGAGGGCTAAAATGGAACTAGGTAACACTGTTTTTGGCAATTCAAGGGGGGAATACCCGCTAAAGCGTGGCACTGGCTTTGAGGCAGAATTTGAACGCCTTAATAATCGCTTTGAGCCAAATGGATATGTTGAGGAATTTGAAAATGATGTCTTTACGATATTCCCGTATTATTGGGGGGAATGCACTTGTGGGTATGAAGATTTGCCAGATGAACAGCAAGATATACGAACCCACACTGATGACTGTAAATTGCTGAAGCCAAACTTTTGTTTTAAGCCAACTAATTTTCAAATCCAATGGTATAAATATCCTTTCAGGGATTCATATACTAATCAGCAGGTTGCATTAAAGGAATTCTCTCAAATAATTGATGCCTGCATAGACTCACTCAAGGATGATGGAAAGTATAAAAGTTTAATGCGAGGCAAACATATCAGTTCAGCATATTGGCGGAGAAAGAGAGAGGCCTTAGATAAAGAGGGCTGGCTATGTCATAAGTGTATACAGGGTATGCCCTTAAAAAACAAAAAGGTTATTTGTGATACCGTTGAGCGTAATTGGCGTAAGGAATGCGAACATTTTATTGCGTGGGAGGAATGAAGAAAATGTCCACTAATCTTAGCACCATAGAATACTGTAAGGAATGTGGAAAGGATGTGGAGGCGTGGAAGTCATTTCACAGGAAGAGGGATGGTGGTTTTGAGGTAGAGCTTTCCTGTAATGTGTGTGGTCATACTATAGAATTTTGGGACTATGACGAGAGGGGTAATAGGATAGAGGTGCAGGAGGTGAAGAAATGAAAGAACCGAAGACACAAAAAGAATTTGATAAATTGGCAGAAGGTAAAGATTGGATATATGTTAGTAAGGGATATTGGGAGGCAAGCGGGTCGGCTCATGTTGAGGCACGGGGGTCGGCTCATATTGAGGCAAGGGGGTCGGCTCATATTGTGGCACGGGAGTCGGCTCATGTTGTGGCACGGGAGTCGGTTTATATTGTGGCACGGGGGTCGGCTCATGTTGTGGCATGGGGGTCGTCTACCTGTGCTAAACACTCAAGTTTAGTAAATGCCCATGGGAATGTAATTGATTTTACAATCTATCCCAAAACTGTGGACGGATGGCTCAATAAATATGAATGTCCAATAAGGCGAGGTAAAGTCATTCTTTATAAAGCAACCGATGAGAACTATCGGACTAGAAATGGTTTTCAATATACCATTGGTGAAATGGCTATCGCCCCAGACTGGGAAGACATAGATATTGAATGTGGTAAGGGACTGCATCTATGTCATCATCCCGTCTGTTGCAAGGAATTTATTACTGCTAGACACTACTTAGCTTGTGAGGTCAAAGTTATAGATTTGCGGATTTATTCTAGCAAGCCTGAGTTCCCCGATAAACTAAGAGCAAAATCATGTAGAGTGCTTTATGAAGTGGATAGATGGGGTAATAAAATTGAGGTTCAGGAGGTTAAGCTATGAAGTATGCAAAATGGGCTTCCCTTATAATGTGGGGTGGATGTTTTGGGTTTGCCATGATGAAGTTTGTTTCACAAAGCGATTGGGGAATGTTCGCCTTTGCATTGGGGATAGTTTTTGCGGTTTTCTATCTTATAAGTTGGATGATAATTATAGCGGAGGAGTTATTGAGATGAAATGCCCAATAATAGGTGTATATTACCCGTCTATTGGAGCTAAACCTGAAATCTATAAGTGTATTGAGAAGGAGTGTCCATTATGGGATAATAAGCAGTGCAACCTAGGGAATATGGGGGAAGAGCTAAAGAAGATAAGACAGGCAATACAAACTTTGGCTCAGGAAATTACACTACTAAGGAGGTAAGATGAGGCTATTAAAGTTTCGTGCGTGGAATGAGCGTGAAAAGATAATGGAAACCCCAGACAATATAGCCAACGACATTGATGGGGAGAAGTACCAGATAATGCAGTTTACGGGGTTGCTAGACCGCAACTCAAAAGAGATATACGAAGGGGATATAATAATTCGTAAAGACAAACATACTTCCTCAAGGGATGAATATCAGGTAAAGTGGCATTTTGGGGGCTTTCTGCTATGTCGCAATTTGAGCGATTATCGCTCCTCAATGCCATACAGTGATGAAGATGAAATAGGGTTTTTACCGATAAAACTTCCCAATATTGCTTGTGAATTGGAAGTCATCGGCAACATATATGAACCAGAACTATTAAAGGAGGATAAAAATGGAAGAGAGTAAAGTAATCCATGAGTGGGTAAAAACTGACGCTACAAAGAAGGTCAAGCTGATGAAGATGAGCAAGGATAACTGGCAATGGGGAATCACTTACGAGGAGACAAACTCTAGGGAACTATTGGACGAAATCTACAAAATAAACGATGAGTTGATAGAAAGGTTCAAAAAGGAGGACACAAATGAAGCGGGAGCATAACATAACATCGGAGGCTGGGTGGGTTTGGGTTGCTTGTGCAATTGATGGCGAAGGTTCAATCGGTCTATTCGACAAAAGGGATGGCACAGGTAGAATAAATATACAAATTGGTTGCTATAATAATAACCGTGCTTTCCTAGAAAGGTTATTCTCTATATGCCAAGCTGGGAAGATTTCTGAGGTTTCCTCAAAATGAGAAGCTACAACATGAATATAACAAGGAGGAATGATGGCTGAAAAACTCATAGTAATTGACAAGGTGGAGGAACTGCACGATAATGATGGGAATGTGGTGGGCAGGACTGTTTACGATAAAAAAGGGGACACGATAAAAGTCAAGTCGCCACGTGGGACTAACCTCAAAGAGAGGTGGTCTGAGCTAGATGAGGGGATAGGGCTGGCGTTTAGATTTACTATGGCGGATTATAAGACTCCGCAAGGTAAAGTATTTCCCTATGTAAGCAACTTTGAAAAGGTAGCCGGTGTCTTTGAGCAAGAAGCAGCCCAGAAGGTAGCCGAGCAAATGAGTGATGGTAAAAATCGCAGCTATGCACTTTCGTATTCTAAGGATTGGTGTATCGCTTGCAAGCAGGCAGGGGACGATGTTAAAACCACACACATATTAAGTATTGCAGCAATCTTTGAAGTCTATCTGGATAAAGGTATTACAAAGGAGGAATAAAGATGGCAATAATAGTGATTAAAGAGGGCGATAAGCACGAACAGGGCAATGCCAAATGCCCACAGTGTAATGAGCAAGTTCTTATTGAGCAACATTGGGGCAACCCTCCAAATTGTCCCCATTGTAGAGTGCCCTATTCCCCTATTATCAGACCAGCCAAATATAGTTAAGGGAGGAATAAAATGAAAGCACTAAAGCTATTCTTCACACCCAAGTTACTCAAGAGATTTATTAGAATGAGGCTGAAGGGGGTAATTTAACAGAGATTGCTGGTGTCTGGGAGTGTGGTGATTACTACACCGCAGGTATATTGGTGGCGAATAGCTAACACCAAGAACCTAGCTGAATCAGGATGACCCGCCCCTCTTGATAATCACTTCTTATTGTGTTACAATGGTAGGAGGAGGTAATGGGAAAATGTCAGGTAAAGGAATGAAAGGAAAGAAAAATCCAAGCTGGAAAGGTGGTCGCAGGATGTTACCGACTGGATATATCAGTATATGGATTTCGCCCGATAATCCTTTTTATCCAATGGCTCAAAAGGGCAATTATGTGAGAGAACACAGATTAGTAATGGCTAAACATTTGGGGCGTTGTTTATTGCCTGAGGAAATAATCCATCATAAAAATGGTAACAGAAGTGATAACCGCCTTGAGAATTTGGAACTTGTAGTTTCAGCAAACGAACATAAAATAGCCTTCATTGAAAACATTAAAAAACAAGAGCAGAATAGATTGCTAATTTTCTTAAAGGGATTGCTGGAACTTAACCCGAAAGCTAGTTTAGAGGCTACCATTGACTTAATAGAAACTACTGACCCTGAAAATTATGGGGGTGATTAGGGTGAGCCTAATGGAATAGCCTCCCAGCAAGATGCCAGCTACCTAATTAAAGGAGGAATAGATGAGTGGTAAAGACCGAATCAAATACCTTAGTTTAGATTTCATCTCAATGGTAGAAGACATTGTTGAGCCAAAGTCTGGAGTTGGTGACTTTGTGGGGGATAGAGAAGCTATTACCCAGAGTGAGCCAGAACCTGTTGAGGAATTGAGGGAAGTATGAAACTAGAGATATTGAATGATGAGGCGCTACAAGATGCTGCTGAATGGTTCTTTGAGCGCTCTGATGAACGCTCAATTCTACGAATAAGGCAAGTAGCCCAAGCCCAACTAAAAAGTGATTTGAAGCAGTTTATAAGTTGGATTAAAAAGCACAAAGATGATGAGATGGGTTATGCCTGGGGGCAAAGGCAAGGTGCTCCAACAATAGTTATTACTCTTGACCCGTTAGAGTGGCAATCCCTGCAATCCCAGTTAGAGGAAGTATAGAGGTAATGATGGTAGATAAGAAGTATCAGGGAATATGTAGAAGGGAGGCAACCAATGGATGAGAAGGAACAGGCAATAAAAGACCTAGCTGAGACTATAGACAAATTTCGTTCCCCAATCCCTGAGAATGTAAGGGAGGAGCTAATCACATCTATTATAGAGTATAAGGGATTTGACCGTGCTCCTACAGAATGGATGGTTGATAAAGCTATTTTGCCTCTAATAGCTCCCCTGATAGAGCAGGCTAAAAAGAAAGAGGAAGAGAGAATACTTACATACTTGGAATACTGGTGGCGGAGTTATGAAGTTACTGATGATGGTTCTGTATCAAGACACACATTCGCTTTGCCAAGAGACTGGAAGTCAGCAATTCGTAAAGGAAAACCGCCATATACAAAAGCTGATTGGGAGGATAAGTAAGGTATCTATTATGGCTGAGAAAATATTGTTGCTGAATATTGATAGTAAGTTGACTAATATAGCTCTGAAGAAGATTGAGATGTGGCATACACAACGAGGCGATAAAGTTATTTGGGATATGCCTATGATGTTAGGAATGACTGATAGAGCCTATGCTTCTTGTATCTTTACCAAGAATGCTAGTATTGTGGCGAATTACAAAGGACTCTACCCCGAACTTATCGCTGGTGGAACTGGCTATGATTTAACTATTAAATTGCCCTCTGAAATAGAAGCTATGAAACCCAAAATAAACTATGGCTTCACTACTAGGGGATGTATCAGAAACTGTGCGTTTTGCCTTGTCCCTCAAGCGGAGGGTAACATTCACATCGTGGGAGATATTTATGACATCTGGGATGGTAAAAGCAAAACTCTTATATTACTTGATAATAACATCTTGGCATTACCTACCCACTTTGAGATGATATGTGAACAAGTGTGGTCAGAGGATTTAGTTGTGGACTTTAATCAAGGATTAGACATAAGATTGCTTACTCCAACAGTTTGTGAGTTATTGAAGTCAATAAAAATTAAGGAACTGCGTTTTTCCTTTGATAGCCCAAAACTTGAACCCATCATCCGTAAGAAGGTATCTTTGCTCAATGATTACGATGTAGCAAATCGCTATTGGTTCTTTGTGCTAGTTGGTTTTGATACCACATTTGAAGAAGATTTACATAGATTGGATGTGTTGAGGGAATTAGGCTGTGTTGCGTATGTTATGAGACATGAGAATACCCCAAAAGAAGAGAGATATATACGACTAGCTGAATGGGCTAATCAGATTTGGACTTTTTGCCAATGGGACTTTGAGGAACACTGCAGAAGAAATAAATTAAGAAGTAGAAAGTGGCATAGTATTGTAGGGTGCTATTATGGCTGAGAAGGTTGTATCTTGTGATAGTTGTGTCCACTCTTTAGTTTGCCGATTACTGGAAGGTGAAAGGGACGCTAGCTTTTCAGCCCAGAATAGAGGCGATATAATTAAGGAGGTCAATACACTAAAGATGGAGTTGGCTCAAGCCTGTAGATTTTACAAGATGGTGAAGATAGATGGCTGATAGAGAGGGGAAGATAACAGCGGTGGGGTTATATTGCCACAAGACAGGTTTAGCCTATGAGACTAAGGAGATACCAGAATGAAACCACTAATCTATATCCTATGTTTTATACTTATGCTCCCTGTTAAGGTTTTAAGATTGATTTGTGGTATGGAGGCGAGATGACAGACCTTAGAAAGTTAATAAACCAGTTCCCAGAGTTGGGGGATTGTTTCGCTGAGTGGGAAAATCGCATCAGCTTTCTTGAAAACTCATTACCTTATAGCCGACCACCAGAACCTCAGCCAGCACAAGAGCCTGAAGTCTGGAAGCCTAGAGCTTGGGATAGACTACAACAGTTAGAGGCTAGAGTCCTCCATATTGAAAAGAAAAGTATGGAACAACGAGCCGAGAGAGCTAAGAGAAAACAAGTTAAACCTTTCTAATAGATATATATAAAAATATAATATATATACGCATATAGGAAAATTGGAACTAGGCGTGAATTTATAAGAATCGCCAGTCGTGAGACTGAAATTTATAAGAATTTTTATAAGACAGTTATAAGAATTATAAGCCTATAAGAATTATAAGAATTATAAGGAGAATATGGAAGACAAGGGGCTTTATGCGAGAGCACATGGCAAGGTTATAGAGCTATTGCCTGTATTAAAGGGTAGGCACTTTGCTAGCAAGGATGTTTGGGATTTAATTGGGTTGGGTAATTTACCTGAACATGCACCTTACAAAGAGGCTATCGCAAAGGTTTTATATAATATATCTCAAGTAAATAAAGAGCCGTTGCTTAGGCAGGTAGGGAAGCAATACAGGATTATTGAGAAGGATATTCCTGAGATAGAGTGGTGGATACCGAGTGGTAAGAAGCCTTTGGAATTAAGGTGGCCTAGGGGGGTTGATGATATGACCTACTTTGGGTTTGAGGACTCCACAGAGATATATCCTAGAGATGCTCTGGTCTTAGCAGGGGAGGGGAATAAAGGGAAAACAACATTTGCCTTAAACTTTTTGGTGGAAAATATGGATAATTACCCATGCACTTATTTCTCCAGCGAATTTAGCGAATTGAAATTCCGTAACAGGATAGAGAGATTTGACTGGGTGGATATAATGAAAAATGGCAGACCAAAGTTTGAATTGTTGCCACGCCAGCAATATTATGAGGATGTCATTAGCGATAGGAAGGATAATATAAATATCATTGATTGGATAAGAATGGATGATGACCCTTGGAAGATAAGGGCAGTTATAGATAGCATAATGCAACCATTAGATAAGGGGATTTGCTTGATTGTTCTCCAGAAGCGGTCATATAAGAGTGTGGGTGAGGGTGGAGAGGGAAGTGTTGACCTTAGCAGTGCTTATTTTATACTATCAAACCAGAAACTGAAGGTTGAGAAAGTAAAGGTGCCAAAGGCGTATGACCCGAATTATAAGACTTTTGGTTTTGAGATAATAAAACATGGTAGCAGATTTAATAATATCAGGGAGATAATAAAGTGCAAAAATTGTAGTGGGTCTGGCAATCATCGTGGTGCTGAATGTGAGGACTGTTTTGGGATTGGCTATATTGATAAGTAAGGAGAAGGAACAATGGATAAAGAAGCAATAAAAAGAGCTAGTGAGATAGCGGTTAAGGATATGCGGGAAAAGATGAAGGAGATGAGGGCTGTTAATCCTCAGCGTTTCAGTCAATTTGTAGCTTTGGGTAAGGCGACTTTCACGCCAAACAAACTCCATAACATTGATAAGCCAGTTAAGGGTAAGAAGGGGGGAAAGGATGCTTAATACAATAAGAGATTTTATCCAACGAGGCAGGAAGGGGTATGCTTCCCGTGATTTATGGAGCTTTAGCAACTGGTTAAGCACACTCATAGCTAGTGGCTTGCGAGAATTTAAGAAGAATTGTCGTACCTATCCTAGCGATGGCATATCGTGGGAAGAATGGATGACTACGCTTGACGAAATGATTGAATGTTTTGAGGAACAAGCAAGGTCATTGAATAATATCGGAGGGGAAAACTTTATGGATAACTGGCGTAAAAGGCGGGAAGTTCAAAAGAAAAAGCTACATCGGGGGCTAGAACTTTTAGGGAAGTATTGGTGGGATTTGAGGTAATTAAGGGGGTGAAATGCTAGAGAAAGACCTAAAACTTGCGGTGGAGGAGTATTTACAATATCAACAAAACTTAGGCTTAAAGAAGTTGATGTTGATTATTGAGCAAAGCTTCAAGCTCTTGGATACGCTTGGCTTTTGCTTGAAGGACAAGGCTATGTTTTTTATTTGGCAAGGCTATAAGGTTACTAGAACGGTTATCATCAGGTATGCCATTCAAATGGTGAATAACCCAACCCGTAGGCAATGGTTTATTATTAACTTGCTCCCATATAAGAATATGCTCCCAAACATATTTGTGCTTGTCTGCTCTTGGATGGTCAGGGTTGTAAATTTTAATATAACCGCCCTTCTGGATTACCCTTCCCCCTTTCCATCTTCTGGGATGAAGGATAAGACTACACTGGAGACAATAAGTTTGGTAGGCAGAAGTAAGTTTGCCACAATTAACACAATAATAGGGATGATTCGCCATCCATCGTTTATGTGCAGCATTTGCCCCGCCTTTCCAGCGTTTGTTTTGCTCGCCTCTAGAGTAAGAACGATGCTTTTTACAACCTTGAGATTTAAGCAATATAGGTTTTCCGCATACGGGACAAGGTTTTTGTTTTTTGTGCTCCTTATAATACAAACTCCAATATTCTTTTATCTCCATAGTAAAATTATATCATTAAGGAGGGAACTTGTCAACTAAAATACCATTATCAGAAGCAGATATAAAAAGAGCAATCGAGGAGTTCCTAGCGTGGCAACAAAACTTGGGGAAACTATGGTTTACCAGATTAAATAGTGGCAAGGCATTTGTTAAGAAAGGCGACAGGTTCCACAAGATACAGCTATGTCCTGCGGGCACAGCAGATTTGTTAGTAATAACCAATAATGGTAGATATGATGCCCCTAATAAATTTTATGCAATCCCGATTTTCTTGGAACTCAAGAGTGATAAGGGGGAAACTTCAAAGGCTCAAGATAAGTTCGCTGAGCTTGTGCAGAAACAAGGGGCAAGCTACTTTTTGGTGAAAAGTGTAGATGAAGTAAGGGAGATTATTGGAGGTTAAAATGGGTCAACGGGAACTCACTAAAAGAATTTCCGATAGGCTACATAAGCAGGTAGCTTTTGGAGGGTTGACAAGAAGAAAAACAACTGAAGGGGAGGTCATACTAAAATGTCCAGTTTACAATGGGCAAGGGGATTTAGAACCATTGGCATCAGACCTTTCCAACATCTTTATAAGTTATATTGAAGAGGAGGGACTTAAACAAATTAAAGCTATAATTAAGGACATACTTAAATGAGGAAAACACCATTAAGAAAGGTTAGTAGCAAGCAGGCAATTCTGGATAAAGAGTGGCGTGAGACGACCCTTTTGAAGTGGGCTGAACAGGGTCGCAAGTGCTCTTGGTGTTCTCGCCATATTACATATCCTGTCGGGCATCACATTAAGAGGCGAAGTAGGGGAAGGAATGATAGTTTAGAAAATTGTTATGTATGCCATTATGTTTGCCATTCCGAAATCCACGACAATAATGTAGATGTATCTTTTTATAAAACTAGGCAAGAATGGCTTGATAGGAATAAAACTACTTGACATCTGTCATTATAGAAAGGTTATTGATGTGAGTGAATATCCCAATGTTGGTTCATTGCCACTAGACCTAAAGGAGAAATGGGAGAAATTTATAGGAGGTTAACGATGCTCATACCATATAAACTTGTTTTAACAGACCTTCCGATAGAGATTGATGGTAAACTCTACAAAGCCAAAGTAGATGTAATTCTACCTCAAACAGCGTTTAGGCGTGCAATAAAGGGGCTTACTCTGGAGGAAATAATAGTAGAAAATGATGATGATACCATTGAAGATGGGTTTGGCTCTGCTTGGTCAGCTGTGTGCCCAGAATGTGGGCTGAGGACTATGAGTGTAGTGAGACCAGGGAAAGTTCAATGTAATTATTGTGGATAAAGGAGGGTAACAATGAAAGCATTTGCGGTTGAGCTATCTGAGGAAGCAGTGGCAGAAATTAGGGAGCTATACAATCTCAAAACTGATGCTGAGGTGAGGGAGCGATTACAATACTGGGTTGATTTAGCAATAGATAAAACCATTATCAAAACAGTGGAGGCTAAAGATGAATGACAAACCTTCGTTCGGGGATATGCCGAGTGCGGGGATTTGGAAAGACCATCCTCAACATGAACGGGAGAGGACAGAGATGTGGCGTCCCGGTAATTGGGAAAATCCACACGATACACCAATGGCAAGTTTGGCTAGTATCTATGAAGCTGGAGCAGATGCTATCTTGACCTGCCTAATAAAAGATGGTATACTTGATATAAATAAGCTAAAGGAGCAAGGGTATGGCAGTCAGAATACACAGGGACAAATTGAATGAGCTTTACTGGGACAAAGGATTATCCACAATCCAAATAGCGAATATGTATGAAACATCTCACTCTACAATTCGTAATAGAATGATTGAACTTAGTATCCCACGCAGATTAAATACTAACCATATAAAAGGGAAACATCATAGCGAGGAAGCGAAGCGTAAAATGTCCGAAACTCAACTCGGAGAAAAATCTAATAATTGGAAGGGAGGACGGAGTATAGATGCCCACGGCTATATTAGAATTTTAATTGATGCTGACAGTCCATATTATCCCATGGCTCACAAAGCCAAGAATAGGAGAAGAACTAGAGACATAACAGAACATCGGCTTATAATGGCACAGTATTTGGGAAGGTGCTTATATCCGTGGGAAGTGGTTCATCATATCAATGGTAATAAAACTGATAATCGCATTGAGAATTTGCGATTGATGTCGTCTGTAACTGAGCATATGCCCTCCATGAATCACGAAAGATTTTTAGAGCAATTGAAACGAGAATCTTATGAGCAGGGCGAACGTGATATGCACGAAGCAGATGTGGAGTGGTTAGAGGAGCATAGAGTTGCTGGCTTTTCTTTGGTTGAAGGTATCGGTAAGTGCGTAGTTATACCTTATACAGACTGGCAAGAGTTTACAGGAGAGAAGGATGCCAGATGACTTAAAGGATAACATTGTAAAAGGCGAACCAATTTATTACGCCCATACGTTAAGCCCTAAATTTAAGGAGTTAATTGTTGTTCCTATCTCAGACGCTCATTATGGCAACCCATTATTCTCAAAACATCACTTTGCAAAGACCATCAATCTAGTAGAAAGTAAGCCTAATATCTACATTGTTTTGGTTGGCGATTTATGCGAATCATCTTTGAGAACTTCTAAGGGGGAGATTTATAAGCAAGTGGGTTCACCACAAGAGCAGAGGGATTGGATAATTAAACAGTTAGACCCTATCAAGAAAAAGATACTAGGTATGGTTACAGGCAACCATGAGCAGAGAATTTGGAATGAGGCTGGTATAGATATAAGCAAGGATATTGCTGTGTCTCTTGGTATTCCCTACCGACCAGAGGGGATATTATTAAAAATCTCTTTTGGGGATGGTAATAAAAGTGTAGAAGGCAGACCTTTTGTTTACTGGGGCTATTGCACTCATGGATATGGGGGAGCGAGAACTAAATCAGCAAAGGCAGTTAAGGTTGAGAGAGTAGCTAATTGGATTCACTCGGATTTTTACATAATGTCGCATGACCACGTAGTCAATGTTGCTCCTGATGTTTACTTACTACCAGATAATCGGACTAGAGATGAATTAGATAGTGATGGCAATAAGACTGGCTTTTCTATAGGGAAAGTGGTAGCTCACCGCAAGATGCTGATTAAAACAAACGCCTATCTAAAATTTGGCGGATATAGCGAAATGGGTGGCTTCCCGCCAGTGGACTTAGAACCAGTGGTAATAAAATTAAGTGGTCAAGGAAAACCAAACGTGAGAGTAGAGGTCTAGTTAGATGCACAAAGTAAGAGATGAGTTTATAGACTTGG